TCCTAGGCGGGGTTTTCTTGTAGGTAGACATGCAAAAGGCCCCCTTTCGGGAGCCTCCTGCTATCCGTGTGAGGATGCCTTAGTTATAGCTCAAAAAGGGAACTTGACACCTGCCTTCGTCGCAAAAGCAGGCTCGTCATCTGTAGTGATGCCAGACACTTCGCCATAGAGGTTCAGGCCGGTATCAGCAAGGCTGACGCTGCCACCAAACTTTCCAGACAATTCAGTGCTGATTTCATCGGTGTCATCCACCAATGCAAAGCCGCCTTGTGCATAGAAGCCGTAAGGGCCTTCGCCGCCTTCAAATCCAACGTGCAAATCTGTAACTGCACCTGAATAACCATCAACGTATGAAGCGTTATTCTCTACGTTGACGTAAGGCCCTGCGAGAACAGGAGATGCCAGCGCAGCTGCAATAGCGACGACACCACTCGCAATCCGCTTTAGAGACTTGATCATGGGAAAGGGAGAAAACGTTTTCCGTTGATAGGTTACCGGAAGTGTCACTGTGACAGTCGTTCAGGTGTGTCACTGTGTTATCAGACCGTTAATAACCGTCTGTTGAAGACAGGTTTTGATACTGCTTAGACAAGCCGGTAAACAAACCACGTTGCGGGTGATCTATTTGGTCGCGGCCATCCAGAAAATACAATTCCTCTAGCCATTTGGTGCGGTTAGACATTGATTCAATATCCTCCGCACCAGGCTTGCAGGGGATCATTGGATCAGGTTTCTGCATTGTCAGGATCGGCAGTCCACACGTTATAGCTGCTGCCTTCGATGTATTCCTGCAACGCTTGCACTCTGCCAAAGTCGGCATGAGGTGACGTGTCACCAACGCTTGCAGTTTCCTCAATCTTGGCAACCATTGCAGCGCACTCAGTCCTGATGGTGGAACGCCAAACGCTCCAGGGCGAAGCAGTGTATGCGGTCTTGGCTGCTGAGAAGCTGCTGTTTGCTTCTTGCAGCTTGGGCCACAGGTAATCAGAGGGCTGCAACAACTTATATGCAGTGTCCTTGGTGTTGGCGATCCAAAGGGTTTTTAAGTCTGTATAAGTCTTTGGAATTAGGTTGCCGTCAGAGTCGTATCCCCAATACCATTTTTGACTCCAAGTAGGGCTGTCATCGACCCAGGTAATTCCAAGTTCAGCACGATCTTGTGATGTGCTTAGACGTAACCAGTTGGCTGGATACTGAACATGATTGTGCTCCCAAGGCACATCCAACTGTAGTGTCTGTTCATTAAGTTTGTAGGGCATGACCGTGGTGGCGATGGTTAAAGATTACCGGCTAAGCGATCATGTCGCTCTAGCGGTTTTAAATGGATGCTCAGCAAATGCTAGATATACATACTCATATCCGTTTGCACCGTTCCACTTGTTTGAATTATTTCTAATTTTAAAGCCGTTAGATAGGATGTCTACCGGGCGATATCCTGAAACTTCAGCTGAGGATTGGTTTGGATAAAGTTCATCATCAGCGGGGTTAAAAGGACTACGTTCAGTGTCGTACATAATCCAATCATCAGTATTGCCAGAAATGATCTTGGCGAGAATAAATTTTGGACGCATTCCGGTGAAGACAAACGGACCATCTGTGGCAGAACCATTGCCTACAAAGCTGCCCATGGCACTAAAACCGTTGACAGGTGCGAAGCAGTAGGCGATCATAGAAGACCCTATTGGGGCGACGTAAAAAGTAGTTCCAAATACTGAGGATGTGGGCTCTGCAGACCCCCACATACCTGAAACAGCGCCAGCAGCACTTGTAGTATTCAAACCGAGATATGCGTCTTTAGTTGTTGATTTTGTATAAACACTCCACGTATAAGCCGCATCTCTTCGTTTCGTAATTATAAATTCTGGTGGCGCTGAGAGTGAATGACCCACGGTCCCAGCGGCATTTGTAAAACTAACAATCGAAATACCAGCAGATGCATTGGCGCGAACACTAGAAGTGATGCTGCCGTCAGTGTTGCTAACTGTTGACGTTCCAGCATCCCAGGCCCACGCAATCGATGCCGTATTGTTGGTGTAGTTTGAGCTAGAGGCGTTGCCTAAAGTAAATCCATCAGAATTAAATGATGTAAGTTGATTTGACAGGCTTTGTTCTTGTGCGCCTGTGTTAGCCGTTAGTCTTAGGTTTGTACCTCTGACAATGTCATAAAGTTCATTCCCATAAGCATTTGCTCGTGACTTGACCCATACGAAGTCAGGCGAAAAACCGGTTGTAATTGTTTGGTTTGAAGCGTTTGCTGTAAACGTTTTAGCAGTAAACGCCGTCGAACCATCGGCAATCGTTGGGTCGGGTAAGTTTGTTGTGCATATTGACTTGTAGCCACTGACAGGATATGCAAATTGGCGTTGGCCGAAGTTAAAATGACCAGTACCATTAAATTGGCTTACATACATGCCCTCGGCAAATGTAACATGATATCCACTACTAAAATTGATAGATGTGGTTTGAGTTCCATTTTTATAAAGAGTAATCGTAGTGTTATCCATGTCGATAGCAGCGCCTAAAACGTCGCCAATTCCATAACTCGCTCCAGCAGAAGCAGACCCCCCTTGCCAATACAAAGTTCCGTTTGTGTACCAACCAATCGATTCAGAGTTGGCGCTACTAGGAGTTGCTCCTGCTGGATGGTCAATTTGCGAAAAGCATAAGTTATATCCCGTAGCTGTTACGGTGTGTTCGCAATACCACTTTCCAGACTTTAAAAGAAAAGTTGAAAATGCAGGATTTGATGATGTGGTTTGCAAGTTTCCGTTAGCCAACGTAGCTGTTGCCAGGTGATGTAGTGGATTCAACGTCGCATAGTTCCCGCCGTTGTTACCAGAAGCTGCCGTGTAATTCGTCGGCGTGTCGATCAGGCTGTCATTGCCAGCGCCTGATGCAACAGAAAGATTGTTAACCGTCCAAGTATTGCTGTTGCCGCTGCTGTCCGTTCCAAGCGCAGCGTTTGATGAATTATCGGCAAATTTTAAATAAAAACCATTTGTCCCATAAGTAAGATTATCTTTGCAATCTATAGGGTTCCAGTTATTATTGCTGTCAAACTCACCAAAGTCAGTCGGTGCAAGTGCTTGACCGTCGATGAAGTGAACGTCGGCTAAATAACCATCAAAAAGTTCAGACCCCGAGGCAGTTGCGGCTATGCCATGTGCATTGGTTGTGTTGAAACCAGTGTCATAATTTTGCGATGGGTATGCTGATGTAGACAGCGATTGTAGGACTCCATTTATATAGATTTTCACCCTCTCCGAGGAAGTGCTTTGTGTTGTATCACATGCAACGACAAGGTGATACCACGCCGAATGATCCCTAAATACTGCGCTGGTTTGGATATCAGAAGTTAAGCTGCCGCTATAAGTATAGAATTGAATGCAGTCTGCATTGCCGTCTTTTTTAAAACGAATAGCAGTTTCTGGCCCAGTATTGACGCGCATTATGTGTTCATGCACGTTTGCACTGCTTGCAAGTTTTCCAAGTTTTATCCAGCCACTCCAAGTCCACGTTTTGCGGTTGCCCGCAGAACTTGGGGTTCTGGAAAAATAACTTGAATCCGATGGATTTAGTCGGACAGATCTATCTATCTGGTACGCCGCTGCAGCACCAGCCGCCGCTCCAATAAACAGCGGGCTTGCACTTCCAGGAATACTCATGACACGTTCAGCAGCGAGGTCACCGTAATACGGCTGGAGCTTTCCACATAGTAGGCAAGGACATCAACCGCGTTAGCCCCGGTCGAAAGCGTTACTGCACTTCCGCCAGCAAACTTATATTTGCTGCCTGCGTAGGCAAGTGTGCGTGAACCCGTGCCGTCTTGAGTGACAACAATCACTCCAGACTGACCAGCAGTAACGTTTGTTGGATCTCCTAGGGTGCGATTTCCGCCAAGGACTAAAACAAAATTATTTCCAAGCGATAAATCCAACGCCACAGTAGAGGCATCGGTCAAAGTAACAGGCGTTCCGCGCTGTGCTTTCGTAAAGCTCTGGACCACAGCAAGGCCAGCAACAGTTGTCGTTGCATCAGGCAGCGTTACGGTTACATCAGAAGTGGGGTTGCAAGTCAACGTCAGTTCATGGTCATCAGCAGACGTGCCCTCCATCACGATGTTGGCGTTAAACGTCGCAACACCTGCAAACGTTGAAGTGCTATCAAACGTTGCAACACCCGTAACGTCTAACGTTCCAGGAACATCGACGTTGCTAGTAAATTCAACGCCACTGCCACCAGAATCAGTCTGCAGCAATTGACGCGCAGTACCGTTTGCAAGTTTGCTAACTGCAATCTCTGCTGATGAACTAATGTCTGCGTCCGCAATCGTTGCGTTCGCAATCATCGTGCTAGTAACCGTTCCAGTATCACCAGTGGTTACGACGTTTCCGCTGACATCAGGAAAAACAATTGACCTGTCAGCAGTAGGGTTGGTAACCGTAATTGTTGTTTCGTTTCCATCATCTGATGAGCCCTCAAACGCCAATACAGCGTTCTGACCTAGCAATACTGTTCCAGTAAATGTGGGACTAGCAGCACCAATTTTTTCGGTGTCTAGTTCTTGAATTGCAGCCTGGACATTGGTTGCTGCAATGCCACCAACTGGAACTACTGAAATGTTTGCAGCAGTCTGTCCAGCGATAGCATTTGAAACATCGATTAACGAAAACGTTGACCCTGTGCCCAAACTCACGAGCATGTCAGGTGGGGCTAATGCAACAGCAGGCGCATTTCCTGAACCTGTGCCTGAGGTATCGACAACAACGTAGAAATTAAGGTTCGTACTAGCCGGTGCAGGCAGTGCCGCTCCAGCTGTAAAACCAGCTGCAGACCCTTGTGTTGTGACGCTAGTTAGCTGATTAGTATTAGCGTTGTACGTTCCAGCATTTACAAGGTTGCCGCTAATAACTGTAATTGGCTGGAAAGATTGTCCCGTAAAAATATAAAGATCGCCGTCAGTTGACTCGTCGAAAAAGAACTGACCTACAAAATCACCATCAGGGAAAGTGACAATGTTATCAGTTGCACCAGCACCGCCAAACTTAACAGTTGATTGATCAGCTAATTTGGCTGCTGTAATTGCATCTGACGCAATCCTGTCTGCAGGCAGCGTTCCACTTGTTATCTGCGATGCTGCAAGGTTTGGAACGTCAGAAGCAGCTAAAGTGGCCCCAGTAGAAACAACACCTTGTGCCGTAACGGTTACCTTTGTATAGGTGCCAGGTGTCACCGTATTGGTAATGCCTAGGTTTCCGCTGCCATCAACTGATAGTCCCGCACCAGGGATAACAGCGCCTTTTGCCGAGCTAGTTGCAGTAGGCAGATCGGCAGAAGTTATTGCACGACCGCCAGTAATTAAACCCTTTGCGTTGTAGGTGACAACGTGATGCGTTGAACTGGCAGTTACATCGTTATCAACCTCAATAGTGTTGGAATCCATGCGGAGTCCTTCACCATTGACAACCACACCGCCTTTGGCGCTGCTAGTTGCAACAGGAATATCGCTGCCGTCAATCGCTCGATATTCAACCGCACCACCAGCACTGGTGGGGCCAGCTAAAAACTGGTTTGCTGCAGACGTGTTGTTAATGACTGCTGCAATCGTGACTGCACCGCTTGTCGTAGTAGTGGTGATGTCAATGACACCAACAGTGCTACCAGCAACGCTGTTGATTGAACCAGGAGATTTGAGGCTTAGCCATGCACTACCGTTGAAGCAAAATAGTTCATTTGTGCCAGTATCAACAGCCAACTGACCTACAAACGCTCCAGAGGTAGGCAGTGATGTAACTAGATCGACGGTCGATTCATTAGCAAGCTTCGCAGCTGTGATTGCGTCATCAGCGACTTTTGCTGTGGAGACTGCTGAATCAGCAATTTTTGCTGTAGCGATGCCGCCATCAGCAAATAAAATCTTTGCGCCAGGGATCGTTGCATCACTAATGACTGTGACGCCATTGGCAATCAAGTCACCGACAGTCAGCTTTTTGGTTTCACTGGCGCTGCTATCGACGACAGCAACCAAATCACCAGTGGCTAGGGCCGAGCCAGTTAGCGCATTAAGATCACTAATTTTTAGATCAGCCATGGGCGGCTAGCTCCGGGTTAAACGTCCTGCTGTAACAGCAGTTTAGCGCCGCTGTCTTGATCCAAGCGTATGTCACCAGAGTCCTCCTGCAACAAAGCGTCTGGCGTCTCTAGCTTCATTCTTAGCTGTATTTCGCCAGTGGTAACAAAGTCAGCTGTAATTTGAACAGTGCTATCCGGTGAAAACTGTATGGCTGCCGCTGTAATTACACCTTCGACGTTCCACCAAATCTCGTCGTCATTTCGTTCGCTAACACCGCTTGGATTGTAACCAGACTTCTTAATGTAAAACCGGCCTGAAAAATTACTGCCAACCTTTGTTCGATGCGCTAGCTCAAATAAATACATCGGCAACTCATTGGCCGTATCGCCTGTGTATTCCCAAAAGGCAGCAATACGACCAGAACCAGAGATTAACGTATTGACTCTGGAACGAAACTCATCAGCCAACACCGTTGTATCCACTGTTTCGCGCTCAGTATTGATCTCAAAACTGTTGACTTGCGCCAACAATTTTGGCGCAATAGTCTCAACTTTTACTTTGATCGGAATAGCATTGCCAGGCGTTGCCAAAGCGACAGCGTTTGCTTTGCCACCCGCTACTGCTAAGGCAAAAGTGTTGTAAAGCCTGATCCCGTCTAGCTCATCAACAAAAATAAATTTTTTAACACTTGAATCTGTATAGCTGTTGATAAAATCAAGACCACTGCCGTCTGTGCTTGTTATTTCAATTTGATCGCCTGTCAACAACTGACCATGCTCGAAATCAAAACTAAATCGTTTCTCCGTTGCATTAACGTCATCAACGTCAATGGTCGATTGCAACTCGCCGCCATTGAAGACACGCTTTAATTCAATTTCGCCGTGCGTGCCAAGATATACCGTCATGAGATTGTTACCGTAGACAACGCTCCAGTGCCTTGGAATGCCACCTCGGCTCTAACAATGTCACCTGTTGCTGCACCAATAGATGCGCTAGTGATGTATGCAGTTAGCTTAATATCGTTGTTGTCCGTTCCATCAACCCAGCGAAAAGTTAGTTCGACAGTATCGCTACTGCTAACACCATCGATGCCAGTTTTATACAGCTTGTTAAGGATATTTGTAGTGTTAAAAGTGCCGTCATCTTCTTTGTAATACAACAACGTTGCGCTGCCGCTATAGCCCACCACTCCGGGAGAATAAACACGAATATGTTCGTTTAACGTTGTTGTCTCAAGTGTTTCTAAATTTGCAGACAGCTGAAAATTAACGACCTTGGCAAGGGTCGTTCCACCGACTTGCAATACCCCATCTCTGCCGGAGTAGACCTTTGCCATCAGATCACGCCAATCAGATTCACTGTAACAGTGCTTACCCCAGGTCGCACCTGAACAACCTGCGGTGGACCCTCATATCTGTATTCAGCTGTGTTGCCAGAATTAACAGCGGTTGTTGTTGCAGCAGGCGTATTGGCTGCACCTCCCATTCCGCTGTGCTGGGTGCAATAATAAAATAAATCTGGAGCGTCTTTGGCTACCAGAATTCTGGTGTAGGAACCTGCTTGGCCAGGCGTGCCAAATGTCGTCACCCCTGTGGTGTATTCAGTTCCACCGCCATGCGTTCCGTTACTGGTTTCAGAAAACCGCAG